CTCAGTTGACTGTCATCGACTGTCACTCTTTACAACTTAAAAAGCTTGATACATCAGTATTTACCGATCCTAATGACAGTCATGACACTCTTTTACCTTACTTGTATATAGGAATAAAAATAGAAAAAAAGAGATATAGAGAAGAGTAGTAAATCAACCGACACGACCGTCATTAATCCTGACGAATCACTGATAAATCAACGTTTAGAAAGGATTTTACAAATGTTAGAAAAACGAATTGAAACTGCTTTTGTCAAAGCTACCCACCAACGTGGAGGTCTTTGCCTGAAGTTCACCTCACCATCTATGGCCGGAGTCCCTGATCGGTTAGTCCTCCTGCCTGATGGTCACATGGGCTTTGTAGAGATGAAAGCTCCTGGTAAACGCCCCCGACCACTCCAAGTGCAAAGGCTAAGCCAATTAAAACAACTTGGCTACCAGGTCTTTGTTTGTGACCAATTTGGACAGATTGGAGGAATGCTAGATGCAATACAAACCGCATGAATACCAACAATACGCAACTCAGTTTATTCTGGATCATCCTGTGGCAGCAATCTTGCTTGATATGGGACTAGGTAAAAGCGTCATTACCCTAACTGCTATTAAACAACTTATTCAGCAGGGGAAAGTTCAACGGGTATTAGTTATCGCTCCACTGCGCGTGGCTAAACAAACCTGGCCAGAAGAAATTGAAAAATGGGACCACTTAAAAGGCCTTACCTACTCGGTCATCACTGGTTCTAGGCTACAACGCATTAAAGCACTACAACAAGATGTCAACATTTATATCATCAATCGGGAAAACTTGAAATGGCTAATTGAATCCTCTGGTAATTCCTTTGACTACGACATGTTTGTGATCGATGAACTCTCTAGTTTTAAGTCTTACCGCTCACAACGCTTCAAAGCCCTCAAACGAGTACGACCTCTGATTAAACGCGTGGTTGGCTTAACAGGTACACCGTCGTCTAATGGCTTGATGGATCTGTGGGCGGAATTCCGCGTGCTGGACATGGGCCAACGACTTGGCCGCTTTATCTCATCTTACCGGATGAACTACTTTGACCCCGACAAGCGAAACATGTATCAAGTGTTTACCTACAAACCCAAGCCTGGCGCTGAGCAAAGTATCTACCGTGCCATTGATGACATCACCATTTCTATGAAGTCTAAGGACTACTTGAATCTGCCACCATTAACTATGAACACCGTTCCGGTAAAAATGAGTAATAGTGAGCAGGCAATCTATGATGAGCTTAATGCCCAGCTAGTAGTTTCAACCCAGGGTAAACAAATCGATGCCCTCAACGCAGCCAGTCTATCGAATAAACTTTGCCAGATGGCAAATGGTTGTGTCTACGACGACCAGCAGCAGATTGTTCAAATTCACCAGCGAAAACTTGATGCCCTTGAAGATTTGGTTGAAGCTGCTAATGGTAAACCTGTCTTGGTAGCTTACTGGTTCAAACATGATCTAATCCAGATTAAAAGTCGTTTCAAGGTTCGTGAGATCAAAACACCCCGTGACATTCAGGACTGGAATGCCGGTAAGATTCCTTTAGCTTTGATCCACCCCGCTTCTGCTGGTCATGGTCTTAACCTGCAGGCTGGTGGTGCTACCTTAATCTGGTATGGATTAACTTGGAGTCTGGAACTCTACCAGCAAACTAACGCTCGGCTCTGGCGGCAAGGGCAACGTCAACCAGTAGTTATCCACCACATCATCACTGAAGGCACCATTGACGAAAACATTCTGGCGGCCCTGAAACGCAAAGACAAAACCCAGTTAGCTTTAATTAACGCGGTGAAAGCCAACCTGAAAGGAAGTGTTATGGCATGAGTATCATGTGGAACTACTTAGACAAACGGCGAGCGACCGTCGCAGCCTTGAAAGATTACGATGGTATGAAGTTCATCATTGACTCTTACCAAGACGACCTGAAGCTAGCCAAGGAACAAATGATTGGTGTCAGTTCGCCACGCTACGGTTTCGTACCTGGCAGCAGTAAAAAAGATAACCCAACTGAGCATCGCCTGCTGCATGGCATCGATGAGACAACCAAGCTGAATGAACGCTACCAACAAGCCCAACTTTACTTCAAGTGGTTCGAGCCAGCCTGGCAAGAGTTATCTGAAGACGAGCGCTTTGTTTTAGATGTCTGCTATCGCACTCCAAACCAGTCAATGAACGAGGGACTAACCATCGTGATGGACAAGTACTTCATTGCTAAGACGACTGCTTACAATCAAAAGAACAAAGCACTCGATCACCTCACGCTCTTACTTTATGGATCCCATCATTAGAAAGGTAAAACGCAGAACAAACAATCAGCCTATCCATGTTACGATAGTAGTGTAGAAAATTAGGATAAAGGCATTTGCTTTATAACATTGAAGCCTGGCGGTGTAAACTGCTGGGCTTTTCTTATGCCCTCAGAAAAGAGGAGTGTCATGCCTTGCTCACCCAAGAAACCCTGTCGTTACCCTGGCTGCCCGCGACTAACCCACAACACTTATTGTGACGTCCATGCTAAGCAAGTCAGTTCTCACTACAATCGTTACCAACGACCAAAACGTAGTCGTCCGCGCTATCATCGTGGCTGGCCAAAGATCCGTCAACGCTACTTGCTCCACCATCCCTTCTGTGAGATGTGCCTGAGCCAAGGAAGGTATACCCAAGCCACCGAGGTCCATCACGTTCTGCCTCTGGAACACGGCGGCACCAACGAGTTCAAGAACCTGATGGCATTATGTAAGCCATGCCACTCCCGCATCACCGCCCAGATGGATGATCGGTGGCATAAAAAGCCACGTCGATATCATTACTAAATCACGGAGGGGGCCATCAAATCCTTAAAAATTTTTCGCGCGGGAGCGGGCCTGGGCCTTCGTGTACAAAAAATCGAAATCAAACGGGGTATTAACCCCTGCCGGAAGGAGGGAGAGATTTGGCTAAAGATGGTACGAATCGTGGTGGATCCCGAATTGGTGCTGGACGTAAACCTAAGTCACTTCACGATAAGCTCGAAGCTGGCCAAGAAGCAACCGTCATCGATTTGCCAGAACCAGCTAATCTGGAAGGTCACGTGATGCCGCCAGTCAAGAAGTACCTCAAGGCCAAACAGAAGAATGGTTTAGAATTTGACGCCGCTGATATTTTCAAAGAAACCTGGGAATGGTTGGTCGAGCGTGGTTGTGAAAAACTAGTTAACACTCAATTGATTGAACAATATGCCGTTAGTGTCAGCCGGTGGATTCAGTGTGAAGAATGCATCTCTAAGTTTGGTTTTCTCGCTCGCCACCCTACCACTGGTAATGCAATTGCTTCACCATATGTTTCCATGAGTCGTGACTACATGAAGCAATCGAGCCAATTATGGTTTCAGATTTTTCAAGTGGTTAAAGAAAACAATGCCACGACTTATCAAGGATCAACACCACAAGATGATGTCATGGAACGGCTCTTAAGAAGCCGGAAAGGAATGAACTAATGAAATTTGTTAAAAAGAAAATTACCGATTTAATCCCTGCCGATTACAATCCAAGGAAGGATCTCAAGCCTGGTGATCCTGATTATGAAAAATTAAAACACTCAATGAAAGAATTCGGCTACGTTGATCCAATCATCTGGAACCAGCAAACTGGTCGCGTGGTTGGCGGACACCAGCGGTTAAAGATTCTCCAGGATGAAGGGATCAAAGAAGCCGAGTGTGTTGTCGTTAATTTAAATGAAGACAAAGAAAAAGCTCTCAACGTTGCCCTCAATAAAATCAGCGGTGATTGGGATAAAGACAAGTTGGCCTTGCTAATGACTGACTTACAAGCCAGCGACTTGGATGTTTCCTTAACTGGCTTTGACGAGAATGAGATCTCAGACCTTCTTAGCACCGCTGACGATACGCATGATGATGATTTTGACGTTGATAGCGAATTGGATAAACCGACCTTTTCAAAGCCTGGTGACTTATGGCACTTAGGTAAACACACTTTATTATGTGGTGACGCTGCTAAAACAGAAAGCTACCAGAAATTACTGGGTGATCATAAGGTCAACCTAGTATTAACCGATCCTCCATACAATGTCGATTACTCTAGCAAAGCTGGCAAGATCAAGAATGATCATCAAGCCGATGACAAGTTCTACCAGTTTCTGCTTGCTGCTTTTCAAAATATGAATCAAGCGATGGCTAACGATGCCAGCATCTATGTATTTCACGCCGATACGGAAGGCCTTAACTTCCGCCGTGCTTTCCAAGATGCTGGTTTTTATTTATCCGGTTGCTGTATCTGGAAGAAGCAATCATTAGTACTTGGTCGTTCACCCTACCAGTGGCAACATGAACCCGTACTCTATGGATGGAAGAAAGATGGCAAACACGAATGGTACACCGGGCGAAAGGAATCCACCATCTGGGAATTCGATCGTCCTAAGCAGAGCAAGGAGCACCCGACTATGAAGCCGATTCCGCTGCTTGCCTACCCGATTATGAATTCTACCATGTCCAATTGTACCGTGTTGGACCCGTTCGGTGGTTCCGGTTCAACTCTGATTGCATGCGAGCAAACTAATCGGATTTGTTACATGATGGAACTCGATCCTAAATATTGCGATGTGATTGTGCAACGTTATATTGAACAGGTTGGTTCAAGCAAAAACGTTAGTGTGGAAAGAAATGGTAAAACTATTCTTTACAGCGCCTACAATAACAAAAAAGGTACTGATATTTCTATCAGTACCGAATAGTGTAAATCCTAAAAACCATACCAATTTAGCGTGAATTTCATTGTTTTATTAAACCAACACTAAATGATGTAGAGCCAGAAAAACAACATCAAAAACTCATCAACAGGATTTGTG